GGAAAAATACGGGGCTGGTTTGAAGGCGTGGAAAGGCATTACCTGGTCTAGGAATTGCATTATCTGCAACACAACTCATTGGTATTAATAAGAAAAATGCTGGCGATAAAGCTGGTAGCGCTGGTGGGAGCTTAGCTGGCGGGGCAGCAGGAGCCGCTATAGGAACAGCAATTGCTCCAGGAATTGGAACAGCTGTAGGTGCGGCAATAGGAGGTATTGCTGGAACTAAATTTGGACAAGCGTTTGGAAAAAAAATACAGAAGGAAATACCTGAATATAAAGCTAAATTCGATTTAATTTGGGAGGCACTTTCATTCTCAGCAAAAGAACATCCTATACTATTGAATCCAGTTAATCAAATTAACGATCAAATTAAAATGGTGAAAGCAGGATATGCAGCTATAAAAGATGTATTTGCTAATCCTTTAAAAACGGATATCTCTGGAAAGGGTATTAGTAAAGACACAGCAAAAAATGTAAATTCTTATAAAACTATGTCTCAAAATGCAATCTCTGAATTAAAGTATTTAGAAATGTCTGGGGATGTAATCACTAAATCAACATCTGCTAAAATTAGCAAAAATTATAATGGGATGGTTGCACTAGTCGAGAAATCCTTTGAGAAGACTAAGAAAAGTACTGATAAGAATTTAAATACTTTGTCAAAGAATAGCATGTTATCAGAAGCAGACATAAAAGCGGTTAAAGAGAAGCAAGCAAAAATACAAAAATTGTCATTAGATGAAGTGAAGAAAAACAACGAACAAATTCAAAAGCTAAATGAAGATATGGCTACTAAAAATGCTGGTATTACAAAGAAAGAGAAAGCAGACATAAAAGCAATTAACGCAAAAGCCGCAAAGGAAGGTAGAGTTTTAACTGCTTCGGAGGAACAGCAAATTACGAGCATCAAACGTAATGCTGCAAATCAACGTAAAACTAGTAATCAAATATATAGTAATCAAATTCAAGCAATATCTAAAAAACAAGAAACTGCTGTGGTTAGTTCTTTGAGTAAGTCTGCAAAAGAGCAAAAATTAATTTTAGGAAAACTGAAAGACAGTAGTGGAAAATTAAGTACAGAACAAGCTTCGAAAGTGGTTAGCGAATCGAAGAGAGCAAAAGATGGAGCAGTAAAAGAAGCTAACAAGAAATATAAGGATGTAGTTGCTGCAGCTGATAAAGAATACTATGTAAATGGAACTATTACTAAGAAACAACATGATGATATTGTAAGGAAAGCTAGGAGCCAAAAGAATAAAACCGTAAAAGCGGCAACTGAAATGCACGAACAAGTAGTCAGCCAAGCTCAATCACAAGCTACTGGTCATTTAAACCAAGTTGACTGGGAAACAGGTCAATCATTATCGAAATGGGATAATTTTAAAGTTAATTTAGCAGGTGTGATTAACTCTGTCACCGGGGGAATAAATAAAGTTTTAAAGTTTTTTAGTTTACCTACAATTCCTGAATGGAAGCCAAAAGGTTATAATAATGACACAAAAAAAATAAACACTAGCAAAAGAACCTCATACGGCAGTAACTTAGCAATGGATTACACAGGTTCTAACAATGCATCCGGACAAATCATGGCTGGCGAAGAAGGATTTGAGATTGCATATAATAAACGCAAAGCACAAGCTCAGATTTTAGGTGCGAATGGTGCAGAAATAACGCATGTTGCGCCTGGTACTAAAATTTTGAATCATGCAGATTCGAAAAAAGTCATGCAAGGTGGTCTTGGTAAAACATTACCTGGATTTGCAAGTGGCAATTCAACGATCAATGATTTCTTGAGTGACGCTTGGAATGGGACAAAAGCGGTAGCTGGAAAAGTAGTTGATTTTTCTAAAAAAGCTTTTGACTGGGCAGCGCATCCTATCAAAAATTTAAATAAACTTTTGGTGGCTTGTCTGTTGGCGTTAAAATGGGTAACGATGGTAATTTAGGTTCTGACATGCTGAACTATTTAAAAAACAGTATCGGCGCACCTTTGGAGAAAATGCTATCTGGTTTTAAAGAAACTGCGCCAGTGGCAGGACCGGCTGGGAAAGGTGCTTCGGCGTGGTCTAGTGTTATTAAGAAAGCGGCTCTAGCCATGAAAGTGGATTTGTCCGGTAGTGAATTAAAAGGCATTATTGCACAAATTCATCGTGAATCTGGCGGGAATGAAAAAATAACTCAGTCATCTGCTGTTGTGGATGTTAATACATTATCAGGCAACCCTGCTAAAGGTTTGCTTCAATATATACCGCAGACTTTTAACGCATACAGAATGAAAGGTCATAATAATATTTTTTCTGGTTATGATCAGTTGCTGGCGTTCTTCAATAACTCATCATGGAGAAACGACCTTCCCTACGGAAAACGAGGCTGGGGACCACGAGGGCATCGTAGATTTGCTAATGGTGGTTTTGTAAAGAAAAATGAAATGATAGAAGTTGCTGAGAACAATAAGCCGGAAGTAGTCATACCGCTTACTCGGAAAAATCGAGCGGTTCAATTAATCAAAAAAACAAAAGAAATCATTGGAATGAACGATGGAGGAAGTGTTGTTGTCAATAGTCCTGACAATTCTGACATGATTTTATTGCTTCAACAGCAGAATCAGATTTTGATGCAACTACTTCAAAAAAATAGTGACGTATACATGGACACAAATAAGGTCGGAAGTTTAGTGGAACCTGCAATTACAAAAATGCAGAACAATCGTATAAGTAGAAAAGACCGAGTTCAGGGGGTTAGAAAACGTGACTAGAATAGGATTTACGTACGCCGGAATTCATAGCAATGACATTCCAGCAGTTGTTAATAGTATCAAAAGAAATGCAATCAATATCACTGAGAATATCCAAGAAGTACCTGCCAAAATCGGTGGGTACTTTTTTGGTAATTCCGTTGGTACTAGAAGCTTTGACATTAATATTACGCTTATGGGAAAATCAGAAACTGAACGAGTGGAAATAGCACACGATCTTAATAATTTAATCATTCAAACTAATAGTTTTGAAAGCGAAATAATCTTTGATGATGAACCGGAATGGATTTATTACGGTCATTTTGCCCAAATGGCAGAGTTAACGGAATTACAGACAGATAATTATACAACAACCATTACATTTATATGTAGTGATCCTCGTGGATATGGAGAACAACAAGAAATTAGTTTACCAGAAAGCCCGGCTATAATCGAAGTGGCGGGTTCACAATCAACAAGTCCAATTATTCATGCGATAGCAACCGACGATTTAACTAGTCTATCATTTGCAACAGATGATGATTATATATTTCTAGGGGCTGATATTGACCCCGATACAGGACGAACAGCTGTGAAAATGTATGAGAACGTGTTGTCCGATAGAGCAAATGACATGACTTTGTGGGATGGTATTGGGCAAAGTAATATTACTTGGGAGCTAGAAAATGGTAAGCCTGCGAAAACAAGTTCATTTAAACAAACTATAAACACCATTCGTGTAAATTCCTATGGTGAAAAAACAGAAACCGCGCCTTACAAATCATGGAGAGGTCCTGTAATGAAACGAATGTTGACGTCAGAATTAGACAATTGGAAAGTCACCGCTCGATTAGCAAATATTACTCAAAAATACCCACGCGCTAGAACAAAAATAGAATTGTATTTATTAGACAAAGATAGCAAACGCATGGGTAAATTTATGATTAAAGATGCTCAAAATGGGAGAGCTATGAATTTGGGACTAGAGATTGGGAGAACAACGAAAGATAGATATCTTTTTGCTGCAACTGAGGGGAAAGTAGTTAAGAAAAAGAATACGAAAGTGGTTTATTCAAAAAGAGTACAACAAACAGTGAAGTATACAGAAAAAGGTAAAACAAAGACTAAGCAAGTCTGGAAAACAATAAACACGACGTATGAAGTCGGAAATAACTATAATGAATTTTCAGATGCGTACTTTAATCTATCTATTGAAAAGCGTGGACAGTTGTTTATTGCGGAAATAGTTAAATTAAACGATAAAGGTAGTCAAGCTTGGAAACGAACCTACAAATGGAAAGACTCAAATAACAAATTTGCTACTAAGTTAGCAGGCATCGGAATTTACATGGCAAAAATGGATATTCCAGAAGATTTTAATAATCAAACTTACAAAGACAATGATGTTGTTTTTTGTGACTTGGTTGTACAAAAAGTTAATCCAGAGGCAGATATTAAAAATAATCCAGAGGTTATTATTCATAAAGGTGATGAAATTATGATTGATTGTGAAGCTGGGGTCATAATGAAAAATGGTTCAGTGTTCATGGAAAATTTAGCAATCGGAAGTTCATTTCCTTCGTTTTTTGGCGGCTATCAAACTCCAGTGGCTTTCAGCGAAGGAGCGGAGTGGTCCATAGAATACAGACCGACGACATATTAGGAGAGGTATAGAATGTTAACAATTCTAAATAGACAAAGAACAACTGTAGGCGTGTTATCTAATGACATGCCTTTTTCGTGTCCTTTTTGGGATGATGAGAGAAATGAGAAGCTTGAAAACTTTGATGACACATACACTGTTACCATCCCCGCAGAACATGAAATGGCTGAACATATTCACGAAGGTAATTATATTTTGTTTGAAGACGAACAAGCTAAGTTACGATTATTTCGTATTTATGAATCTGAAAACGGGTTAAATATGCAAGGACGATACATCAAAGCAACAGCAGAAAATGCATTTATTTATGATTTAAATGCAACTATTATTTCCAATAAATTACTGACTGATATAAGAGCTGACATGGCGCTTGAATATATTTTACAACAGACAGGATGGTCAATTGGTAAAGAGAGAATTTGTTGGACAAATACGCACTATTGAATTTGCAGACAATATAACGGCTCAAGCTGGATTACAACAAGTTATTGCAGAATATAAAGCAGAAATTGATGCTTACGTAGAAAGCTTTGGTGGTCAAATCATTAATTATAAATTTGATTTAGTTGACGAACGAGGCAACAATACTGCGAAACGATTTGAGTACGCAAGAGACATTCAAGGTCTTAAACGAATTACAACTGATAAAACGATGTACACTGCTCTTATCCCGCTTGGTAAAGATGGTTTGACAATTAAATCAGTTAATAATGGTTTAAATTACATTTATGATGATGAAGCGAACTGGCTGTATAACGATGGCAGAGAATATTTAAAAGGTGTCATAACAAAAGATACAATAACAAACGCGCAAGCTTTAAAAGATTGGGCGCTACTAGAGCTTGAAAAAGTTAATCATCCTTTATCCACATATGAGGTAGACGTGATATTACTAGCAGAGATGTTAGGCTATGAGCCACACCAAGTCACACTTGGAGACACAGTAAGAGTAGTCGACTTGGACATGGATATAACTTTATCTGCAAGAATCATAGAAAAGACAACTTCTTTTAGTGATCCGTCTAAAAACAAGGTTGTTCTTGGTGATTATATCGAATTGGAAAACGTCACACCACTGGCTATTTGGGAACTTCAAGCGCAAATTGAAGAAGCTAAAAAACAAAATAGAAGAAACGAAGACGTGGAAAGTAGAATTATTTAGCACGAGTGGTTCTACTTTTAAAAATAACGCTGGCACTACACAACTTATTGCAAGAGTTTACGATGGGAAAACAAACATAACGAATAGTATTGAGCGTGGTGATTTTATTTGGGAGAAGATAAACAACGACGGTACACACGACTTGGTTTGGGAAGAAGCACAGATAGGCGTAGGTAATGTTGTTAATATCTCTGGAGAAGACGTTTTTATCAATGCCACTATTAGATGTTCGGTCAATCAAGGAAGTGAAGCTAGTATATTAATGATTAATGAAGAAGAAAGTTATATGTATGCTGAACTTCCACGCGAATTCCCTGCTGGGATAGAAGTAAATTTATCGGTTATGCAATGTGCGCAAATAGACGTGGAAAATGGTTATATATACTGGTCGCAAGAATATTATGGAAGTAAAAAAGTAAAGTCGGTGGACAACAATCATACAATATTTATAGAACTACGCTTGATGGTACTTTCGTCGATATGATGTGGATTCTCGGCGGAGGACATGGGACTATGTTTGGCGTGGACACTTCGTCTGGTGAGGCGCACATCTGGTCTTATTATGTAACACCATTGCCCCAAGCAGAGAAGGCGATAGCAATGTTTAAATATGTCCCTTTGAAAGAACAGTTTTACGATGAGTCGATGGCATTTAAACTTGAAGCGCCTGACGGTTTCCGAGTAACATACGATAAAACAAGCGACTATGTAGTTATGAGTCCAGGCGTTTCCAATTTAAGTATTAATGTTTTTAAAAAGTCTGATTTATTTGCCGGGAAAATAGCTCCTTTATATACATTTAGGACAAAAGACTGTGGATTTACAACTACTTTATATACGTTGCAAGGAATGCATGTAATGTTTCCATACGCGTATTTGTCAGCCGGAGGGAGTTTTACAGGCACTGATAAAAATCAAGTTTGGTGTTGGGATATGATTAATAATAGTTTAGTTTATCATCATGTTTTTCAAAAAAAATAACTATCCTGCACAAGGTTCAACTAACGAATGCGAAGGAGCGTATCCATTTCTTGATGCAAATGGCAAGCGAATGATGCAGCTAAATTTAGGGCAAGGAGAGGCGGGCAAACGATACAATCGTATTTATGCTATGCCAGAAGAAAGGATGTTGGATAATGACAATTAGAGCAGCAGCGGAAATAACATTAACAGATATTAACGATGCAATAGTAGCTGGTGAAGCACCGTTAAACCCGACCACCGATTTACTGTGGATGGATAGTAGTGTGACACCAAATGTTTTGAGAAGGTGGGATGGAGAAAATGGGTGAGTCAAACATTAGATATTAAGGAAGCAGATCCAGAAATTAACGAAAAAATAGAAGAGGCGATTACCGTTGCGAACAATGCATTGATTGAATCAGTTAGTAATCATAAACCGGTTTTTGATAAAACTCAGCCAAGCGCTCCAGTCGAAGGTGACACATGGTTTAAAATAGACGAAAACACTAAAACAATTGTTGGTGTTTTTACTTGGAACGGGAATAGTTGGGTAGAATTACCTTTGGATTACAACGCGTTGCGTGTGGGTAAACTTTCCGCTATCACTGCCGAGCTTGGTGATGTGAAGAGTGGTAGCATTACTGGTGCGGAATTTATTCATAACATAAATTACAAAGATAGCGACGATAATCTTTACACTGGAACTGTCAAAATGAATGATGACGGGTTCAATTCAACTTCATATTTGCCTACGGGTATAGGGTCGGCAGTATTAGAAAGCATCATCAGTACATTAGGCGGATACAAAGTTGCGCAGAAACTAATCGATGTTGCCGGGGAAAGTAGCCTAGGAAATTCTATTTTAACTAGTAAATCTCTGCAGTTTAATGAGAATGGAAATATTAAGCTTTCAATTGATGCAGATTCGTTTTATTCAACATCCTGGCAGAATCTAATATTGAATTCCGGATATTCAACAGCGGAAAGTAACACACCTCAATACAGAGTCGTATGTGTTTTTGGAATCAGATTTGCTATCTTCCGCGGCCAAGTTCAAAAATCAACAGCGTGGACTGCTACAAATAATGCTTTCGCTTCTGTTCCTTTTGAGGTCCAAACAACGAAAACCGCGATGGCTTACGCACCAACAAACAAAGCGAGTGGTGGGCGTGTTCATGCTTCATCAAGTAACGCGATGGGATTTATACCAGCGGAAACGAGTATTACTTATTTTGCGTTAAATCAATTATTTTATGTTTTAGATTAAAGCCAATTCGGCTTATTTTTTTTTATTGTCAAAAAGTAGGAAGTGGAGTGAATGAAAAAATGGTTGATCAATTTAAAGAATCAATTATTGAATAAGAGCTATAAAGATGTTTTTAGTATTCTTTTTTCTTTACAAGTATCTCTATTCAGCTTTGCGACAGGCGCATTTTTGATTATCAGAGGTGATGCAGTTGCAGAAGGAAGCGACACGTATAAATTGATGGATGACTTGATGAATATGGACACATGGGGACTATTCTTTATAGTCAGTTCTGTGTTGATTTTGATATCGATATTTCAAACAAGTAAAGCAAAATATATCAATATGCTGATTGGGGGGATCGTAGGAGTATTCATTTTGTTTCTTTACGCATCTGCTAGCGCAGAAGGTCAGTCGCAGTGGTTGCTCCCAGTTCGATACGGTTTGAGCGCTTGTTTTAATTTATTCATCGCTGGAGTGGGAGGTTTCGAATTGTGGAAGCTGAAAAACAAGTAGGATATGTGACGAGATTAGAATTACTAGAGCATGAAAGCAAGTTGAAGATAGATGTATCAAAAGATATTGAGAAAATAGAAAACAAAGTTGATGTGTTAGGTGACGACTTAAGCGACTTAAAAGATATTGTTATTCCGCTTTCGATATCACTAGATCAAATTGCAAAAAATACAGAGAGAACAGCGACAACATTAGATCGCTTTGCAAGTGATACAACGATTCATTTACATGATCACGATATCGAATTAACGGAAATTAAAGCAAAATCGGAGAATGAGGAAAGGGCAAAAACAAAGGCAAAAACAAGTGACGTTGGCGTGACTGTCGCAATAATCGGTCTTATTGGAGCAGTGATTACAACAATAATTACAATTGCTCCGATGTTGTGGAAATGAAAAGGAGGTGAGGAAAAATAATGAAAATTAACTGGAAAGTAAGAATGAAATCGAAGGTTTTTTGGGTGTCAGTTATCCCGCTAATTCTGGTATTAGTACAGCAAGTACTTGGGTGGTTCGGCGTAACAATTCCTGCTGACACTATCAACAAAGAAGCGCTAGATATGATTAACAGTGTATTTCTATTGCTCGGTGTGTTAGGAGTAGTGAACGACCCCACGACAAGCGGCACAAGTGACAGTGAGTTAGTTTTGAATAAAAATAAAAAAGTAGAGGATGATAAGTAATGGCAAGTTACTATTATAGTAGAAGTTTAGCGAATGTAAATAAGTTAGCAGACAATACGAAAGCGGCAGCTAGAAAATTGCTAGATTGGTCCGAAAACAACGGAATTGAAGTATTAATCTACGAAACAATTAGAACGAAAGAACAACAAGCCGCAAATGTTGCTAACGGTGCGTCTCAAACAATGCGCTCTTATCACTTGGTAGGACAAGCATTAGACTATGTCATGGCGAAAGGTAAAACGGTCGATTGGGGTGCTTATCGTTCAGACAAAGGCAAGAAATTTGTGGCAAAAGCGAAGTCCCTTGGATTTGAATGGGGCGGTGATTGGTCTGGATTTGTAGACAATCCACACCTTCAATTTAATTATAAAGGTTATGGAACTGATACTTTTGGAAAAGGAGCTAGTACTAGTAATTCTTCTAAACCAAGTGCAAACACAAACACGAACAGTCTAGGATTAGTAGATTATATGAATCTAAATAAACTGGATTCAAGCTTTGCGAATCGTAAAAAACTAGCGACAAGTTACGGAATTAAAAATTACAGTGGAACAGCAACGCAGAATACAACATTATTAGCGAAATTAAAAGCAGGAAACCACACACACCAGCCAGCTCAAATAAAAACACATACTACACAGAAAACCCTGAAAAAATACAAAACACTGGTACAGTGTGATCTATACAATTCAGTAGACTTTACAGAAAAGCATAAAACTGGCGGAACATTTCCGGCTGGCACAGTCTTCACAATTTCGGGGATGGGGAAAACTAAAGGCGGGACACCTCGCTTGAAGACGAAGAGCGGTTACTATCTCACTGCTAACACGAAGTTTGTTAAAAAGATTTAGTTTGTTGCCCTCGCTTTTGCGGGGGCTTTTTTTATGCAAAAAAACACGCTAAACATAAGCTTAGCGTAATTGTTATATCAATTCATTTTATCTAAAATCGGTTTAAAGTATTTATCTTCCGCATCTCTACGTGCTTTTATGGCATCATCTTTCTTTTCAAATCTGCCTAAAAAATGTAATTTTTTTTGAAAGGTAATAGAAGCTTCCCATTTATTTCTTTTCTCATCCCAACGCACGCCTTTTATCCCACTCTTGTTTCTTGCTGATAGGCTTCTAGTTAAAGCTGATTTCATAGTGCCATCGACTGCGTCTACTTCTAGTTTTCTTTTAAGGGCGTTTTTCTGTGCTGTTTCTGTCCTTAAATTTTTTTCAGCATATTCACGCCCATTTTCTTTAGCTAAACAACCGCAAGATTGAACATGACCTCGTTTTAAATGTTGAGCTAATACTTCTTTTTCATTGCCGCATACACAAACACATTCCCAAACCGCATTCCCATTTTCAGAACGAACAAACTCTTTAACTGTTAATCTTCCAAATTTCTTATTTGTCAAATCTATAACATGATTGTTCACTAGTGTCACTTCCTTTTAAACTTATCAAAGTAACTCATTTTTCTTCTCTTTTAACACGGTGATAGCATTTTCTAACGCTTTACAAACATCTTTTTTTATATTTACATGTTCTTCGTTTTCAAATCTATTGAACGTAAAAGGAAGTACTTCAATATTAGCAGACTCAAACTCTTTGATTAAGCAGTATAATTCGAATTCTTGTGCAGGAAATGAGAGTTTGTACTTGTCTAACAGGTGTTTAAATCCTGCAAGATCGTCAGAATTTTTTTCTATGTCTTCTAATTCAAACAAAACATCTGATACAGATAAACCCGAAATCAACGATAGCGAGCGTAGTATTGAAACAGTATATTTATTTAACGGTTTTTCGTTCTGGTCTTTTAAAGTGTTTTGTGAGATACCAGTTAATTTGCTTAACTGATACCTCGTCAAATCATGCTTTTTTAAGAATTCATCTAATAATTTAATAGTCATATTTTTTACTTCAACTCACTTTTTAAAATAATTTCTTGGTTGTCACTTTTCATCTCATCTTCATCCGTAGCGATTTCTAAATCATCGATATCTTTAGTTTCAACAATGTTGATGTAGTATGTCACACCGTTTACGTCAACTGTTGAGTAATCAACCAATTTTTCATCTAAGTATAAGTTAGTATCATATTCACATTCATCAGTGCTAAGAGAGCAAAGAGCTACTGCATACTTTTCATTTTTTGTAATAACTACATAGTCAGAATCATGTAGAACTTCCTTCGCAAAGTCAGGTGTAGACTCTTCAAAGTCATCCACCATATTTATAAACTCGTGCATCGCTTCTGCATACTTTTTTTGTGCTCTTGTTAATGTCATTTTTCATCATCCTTTATGTTTTATATTTTTACCACTCTTCTAATTTATTACCTTCGCTATCAGATGGAACAAAATCACTTTCGTTTTCATACGATAACTGTATGAGTGTTTCGAGGCTAGTTTTGTCACCCTCTTCAAGTTCTTCTTCATCTTCTTGCAAGTCTTCTAACCATTCTTTTGCTTCACTTTCAATTTTTGCTTTATATTCCTTTTCAGTTAACAGTGTGTCAGTTCCTTCATTGTACCAATAAGTTTTTCCCATTTTGTCATCCATCCTTTTCAATTGTTTTCTTTACTATATACATAGTATACTACGAATCTCCGTAGTAGTCAATAGTTTTATTAAATTTATTTTCAATATAAAAAAACACCCCGAAATTTTATTCGAGGTTGCTGTTATATTCAAAAATAAAAACGGGATGTCAAACAGCTAATAGTTGAATGAAATAATGAACGAAAATCGTTCATGTGATTATTATTACACATATTTTTATGCAACACAATACTTTTTAACGCTTGATTTTAAGAACGTTTGTTCGTATAATATTAGCAAGAGGTGAAGAACATGTATAATTTAATTGATGATATTTTAGAACATTCAATAGTTTTAGTAGATGCTCTCAAACGCAATTGGTCAATAGAAGTACTGTTTTTAAAGAACAATCATCATGTGCGCTATAAGTATGTAGTTCCTGTTTATGTAGATCACGAAAGAAATATAGTTCAATTACAGCGCTTTGACGAACGAATAATTGACATTAATATAGAAGATATTATTAGTTGTGAGATTATGTCATGAGAAAATATAGCTTTAATGATTTTAGATACATCTGCTATATTGAGGGAAAGAAGAACGCTGTTGAAAAGTTGTTCGCAGAGTTGCTTGAAATAAAAAAGTTAAAAGCTTTTTGTAGAAAAGTAGACAAGAAAGATATAGATTTAAAAACTATTTATTAAGAGTATTTATTTCAATGTAAAAACAAATAATATTTACAAACACATAAAACGTTTGTGGCAAAATTTGTGGCAAACACATTATAAATTGCTATATATCAACGTATATTAATCCCTCTCAGGACGTAAATAGCTATATTAAAGAAATCTCTAAAACGTTGAAAAACCTTGATATTAAAGGTTGGATGGATGTTTTAGAGATTTTTTTATATCTTATAATATCTGTTTTATTCCGTATTTTTCATGACATTTATGACAAAATTTGTGCTATTTCCATCCATTTTTAATGTGAAAAAAGCATCTATTTTAGTTTGATTATGTTGATGCAAATTAGAGCTTAGATTATTATAATATTTTAATGTTATTAATATCAGGTTGACCTCTCCTAAGTGTTAGACATGTTTCACCAGTCTCCATAGGAGTGTGGTAGCTGATTGCACAGTAATTATATACTTTACGTCAATATCAAAAGCAAGTCCAATTAAAATGGATTACCTTGCCCCGTAAATGACAACTTCTGAAAATAGGTAAAAGGAACAAAAGATGATGTAATTAGGGTCTAGTGCATTTGTGGTGAATTTAGGTTTTGATTATAATGAGAATCTCCGTTTAGAGGTTGTTCTTTTGAAAACGATAGAAGCAATTATAGGTATCGACTACCATATATTACTGAAAAAAGAGCTAGATTAAATAAAAAAATAATTCTAACATCATAGGAGGCAATTATGACTTTTTTAAACACCTTAAAATTAAATTTGGAAAATGAAAAAAAGAGAATGTTATCCGATGCTTTTATGAAAAAACAAGAAGGAATCATTGTAAACTATATAGTGACTTGCAGTAAGGATTCTGCTATTGGCATTAGTAAAAAGGCAATTGATATATTATTGATAATCAATGAAAATACATTTCCTGAATGGCCAAATGTAGATAGATGGCTTTCTATTTTGCCAAAATATTTTACGGATTCTTTTTCAAAATCAAAAATATTGCATAGTGAAGATTGGCTATTTGAAGAGTGGTTATACTGGTTTGAACCTGAAAATAGATTTTGGTTTTTAGGAGAATTAGATCCTGTTGATAATGAGCATTTGAAAATAAGCATAGTTGTACAAGAACACCCTTTTCCAGTAGAATCATTAGAAGTTCTACTTATGAAGCTAGGAACAAGCGAATTACATGAAATTGGTATGGAATGAGGTTAAATGTACTTTTAACGGATATATCTTTTACAATAGAGCTGAATTTTGTTAGAGTTTAAAATGAAAAAACAACTAAGTTATAACGAAAGGAGCTAACACTTGATGGAAAATTACGTATCAATAGTAAAAATCGAAAACAATCTTTCCGTGTGCTTTTACAACAGCTCGGATAAAGTAGTAGCAATCGCGAAGAAAATGAATGAAATTAACGAAGATGCTTATATGCATGGTTACAATTGGGAAGCATTTTTCAACTACTATTTACCTAAATATGCTCCAGATGTCTTAGAAGGAATGGGCTCTGATCCGGAAGCGGGAATGTATGTGGCGTATTACACGCTATCACCTGAAACTGAGGCACGAGCAGAAAAACTTGTTCAAGTAATTACGAATCTCATCGAAAATGAAGAACTACTTTATCAAATAATTGAAAATGAAGGCAATAATATTAGTTGGGATAATTAATCCTTTTCTAAAAAATCCTTATCTATTTGTTCGTATAGTATTAGCAAGAGGTGAAGAACCTGTATAATATAATTGACGATATTTTAAAGCATTAGATCCTATTGGCAGATGCTCTAAAAACGTTAAACAAGTAAAATAAAAAATCTCTAAAACATTTGAAACCCTTTGTAATTAAAAGGTGAATGTTTTAGAGATTTTTTTATCTTGCATTTCCCATTTGTATTCCGTTGTTTTTGTGGCAAATTTTATTAAAACTAGTTCAAGTAATTACGAATCTCATTGAAAACGAAGAACTACTTTATAAAATAGTCAAAAATTAGGACAAGCAGATTATTGAGATGATTGATCCTTTACTTTAATAATAATTTTTATGTAAACTCATCCCTTATTAGGTGTTCTATTGTATGACTTGAGAGTAGTTTTTTTTGAGAATTTCAAGCAATAAATTTAAATATATTAGAGAGTCTAAAATTAGCACTAATCCCTAAAAAGATATGAACGATATGTGAACGATGATACCAAGAAATAGAAAAAATCTCTATACTATATTCAAATTGTAAGCTTAGGACTGCTATAATTAGTACTTATTGAGGCGATATAATGCCACATACATTAAATACAGAATAAACTCATTCTTTAAGATAATAATTACATCTAAGGAGACTAATCATGAAAAGAAAGATAAGTTCTATCATTGTAGTCGGGATAATGCTCTTTCAATCATTAACTACGTATCCATTTATCACCGAAGCCAAAGAAAATGAACAAAAAGAAGAAATAAATAAACCCTACAAAAATAACTAAGGGATTAACTAATTCCCTAAAATACACTAAGACAATTCTTGAAACAGGGGACACCTATGATAGTGTATTTCCTGACAGTGCTTTAGCTAAAGTAGTTGCTAAAGAAGCAACGGGGTCAGAGAATACAACTCAGCTAGTAACACAAGCAGACCTGAAATAAAATCAAATCTCTCAATGGTTATAATAAAGGAATCAGCGTATTAACAGGAATCGATTTGCTAGTCAATGTGACAAGTATAAGCTTGAATAATAATCAAGTAACAGACATTTCTCCAATAGATCAATTACCTAATTTAGTAAGCCTATCGGTAAAAAACAATCAAATTAGCAGTCTTATCTTAAATGCGCAAAATCAACTCCCGAAACTAACAACCATTGATATTGAAAATAATCCTGATCTTAATACTATCGATATCCAAGATCAACCCCAATTGGTAGATGTAAAGACATCCGGTTATACAGGATTACGCAAGTTAACAACGGTAATTGCCAAAAACAATCCAGAATTAGTCAATTTAGGCCAATACTACTATACCGAAATGTCTACTTT